CCAAAGCTGCGAAGATGCAGCTAAAGACTATGCTGAATTAGAAAAAGTAGTGGACGACTTGGCATATTTGACTAAGCGATTAGTCCAAGAGCTAAGAAAATCCAGCAAAAACAACAAACTATGTGATTCTGCAATGGACTTCTTAAACCGTAGAAAATTGACAAAGATTAATTTAAATAGGAAAGCGGATGCTGATTAAATCGGCCCTCGCGCTCAGTGCTAAGAAAAGCGTACGCACTTCACTGGGGGGTCGCATTCATCCCTGAATGCTTCAATGCTCAGAAGGCCTAAAGATCGACGATCCAGGGCAGCAAACGGCTTATAGACACGGCTGGGCGCATTGTGCGCAACACATAGCGGGAAAATTAAAGGCGCTTGTTTTAAGCAAACATGAAAATTAGAGAGGATTTATGAGTACAGTACAAAACCACGCACCACAATGGAATGATGTTTTTACAACCGGGAAAATTGACAGCCTATTAGGCCAAGCTAAACCGTGTAGTAACGAAGCAAAGGCCGTTGCTTGTGCGATAGCATTAGGGGCATGGGCTAATTGCATGATGGGCAACAAGCCTCCCGAAAACTTCGGTTGGGGCATGATGGCACTTGCAAAGTGGTCGGGGTTAAGCAATAAGGATTTGATGCCTGAAAATGCCGGTGCGGTTGCGTGTAGGGCGTTAGCTGAAATCAATGGCTAATGAAATATAGAGCGCTGTCTTTCCAGCTGTCATGCGCTTCCAACCCAGGAACGTATTAAAGGACTTTTTAAGGTGGCGCAACTCACCATGCTTTCGGGTGCTGGTCATGATCCAGGCTTCGTATTACCCATTGCATTCTTAAATTCGTGGCTCAAATCTAAGCCACGAAGAATTACCCGTATTTCTCATTCAACTGCTTTAGCGTCAATTCACGCCCCGTCTGATCCAACAACTGCGAGGTCGTTATCTTACCATCTTTCCAGAGTTGATAACGACCTTTCCCCAACATCTCTTCGACCTGCGCCGGTGGCACGCGCTTTAAATATTCATCAAACGTGATTTTAGCGTCAACCGGACCGATAGAGCTTGCTCGCTCAAAGCCTGACGTCGATTCTTTGGGGGTGTAGATTGACTGCGCTGAGGTGAGGCAACGGCATTTTACGTGCAATGGCGCTTGTTTAAACGGGAATTTATTCGGCGCAATCGGTTTTTTTTCTATAACCGTCCATTTCTTACCGCTGCGTGGTATGCACTGCTGACGGCAAGTATGCCCATCTAGAACTGATAGATGTACTAAACATCTTATCACATCCGAATTAGCCTCAAATACGGCCATCCTAGCATCATTAGCAACAGTTTGAATCGAGGTATGCACCAAGCCGAACGCATCCCGCTTGGCTTTTAAATCGAGCAATTCGTTAACCGGGTTTATCAGTTTTCCGTAGTCGCTGCCCTGGAGTATGCCCTGACGGATAATCCCTCCGAACTTGAACTTAACGTCTGAAGCTTGCTTATCCCACCAGGCGGCCAACGGCGAGCCATCAAACATCACATTGGACATAATAGACTTCATGTGTCCGACCGTTGGCAACCCCGCGGCAATCGTGATCGGGATAGCAGCTTGAACTGCGGCCTGCGCTGTCCCGACTACGTGCATAAATAATTGCTCAATATCAAGCTGTGTCGCGGCCTGATTGTAGTAAGCATCTATCACCGCATCGGTTTCATTTATCAACGCCTGAATTTGTCGCTTAGTCGCTTCTATCAGGTATTTTTCAGACAGGATCGCCAACAGCTCGCGCTTCATCTGTTTTAACAGCGCCTCGACCTCTTTCCGCTGTTGGGCGTCAAAACGGTTAAGATAGAGCGAGTCGGTTATGATTTTGTCGTCAATTGTGGTGGGCATTTTATAATCGTGATATGCAACGCAGCATCAACTGTAATGCGGTTTGGTTGCCATTTAGCATAAATAGCATCTTTGACTAATCCGTTGTCCTGTAACACTTCAAACAAGGCGACATAATCATCTAAAACGGTGTCGCGCACATGTACCATGTCGTCATTCATTTCTGCTTTTTTAAGCATTTTAGGAAAGCCAAACAGCGTACTTACAGCCTTATTGACCACCGTGTTTGCTTTGATGTAGCTTAACTCTTCCTCACTTAAATCAGCGGGCAACAAATGGCTTAACGCTTCCATTGCTTCAAGTTGTCGTTTCTTGGTGTCCGAGCGGGTTTTTAATACTTCAAGCTCGTTTTCAAGGAACTGCCAACGCTCAATAATTAGCTTTCGCTGTTTGATTGAGTAACCCGTTGTTAATAACAGTGTGTGCGTTTTATCTAAAATCGCTTGCTTTGTTTGACCGTTTTCGTTTGATTCAAAAGTAATTCCTTTAAAATCAATACTATCCATTTCTGGATTGTCTGATAACTCAGCAATCATATTACGAATGTCACGCAAAACATGACCATGATTTTTTCCAGTCAATTCAGCAATTTCAACAGACGACATTGAAGTGATTTTGACTAGCGGCAATAATTTATTCATTTTTTCAATTCCTATTTTGATTCCTGAAAAATAATGTGGCAGTCGCTCAGGATTGCGATGTTCGGTCTGCATAACCTAGCCACAAATTAATTGTATCACATCCCCTCAGTCAACGCCCCCGTGATACTTGAAGCGTGGAAGCGTAATCGTTATGAATGGTTAACCGGAAACAGGGTAACGACGCCTACTTGTTGCTCCGTCGAGCTATCCGGTTAATTTGTTGTATTATCAGACTATGCTTTGCAGTTCTTGAGCTATCCGCTCATCGTTGTATTTTTCACAATCATGCCTTTGGCCAGTTTCCCTATCTATAAACTTTGCCCACGAATCGCCTATCTGTGATATTTCAATAAAATCAGATGTGTCAAGATCGGCGGGGAAGCATGAGGTCGGTCGACCATTACCTGGAATATCTACAACGTATTTTTTATCAACCATATTTAGCCTGTTTGCGTGAGTAAATATCAATTTTACGGCAATTCCGTAATTGCCGACTGTTCTTTATCAATAGTCCACGCCCGGATCACGCGCCCTTGTCCGATTTTGAAATAGATAACGTAACCTCATTGCCCTGGCGTGATGAAAGCTTAACAGCTTATGACATTCTTTTTGGAAAAATCAAATGGGTATGGAACCGTGATCTTAGTCCTTTAGTATGACCGACAACAAAGCCAAAGCCGCAAGGATCGCGGCCAAACTTTCTGCCAGGGAAGCCGCCGAACTTGTCCAGGTTGCAACGGTGACATGGCAAGTTTGGGAAGGCCAAACTAAACGCAAAACCGAGATCCCGTTTGCCACGCTTGAGTATTTCAGGCTGGTGACTGGGACTCATCCAATCTACAAACTTACTTTAAGAGATTAAAGCATGTGAAATATGAGCACGGGTACACATTGAGTTCTGGTGGTGAAACTAAAACAGTAATATTAGGAATAATTGAAGAATCAGAACTAAAAGAAAAACAGATTGAGGTGGATGACGCGAACATGATGGAGCGCGAGCCTGGAATAAGAGGGCAATTATTAAGTAATCCGGCGACTTATTTTGTTAGAAAACTGATTAGTGAAGTATAGTGGGCCGTTTTTATAACGACTAACAGTTACCCGTATTTCTCCCTAAGCTGCACTAAAGTCAACTCCCGCCCAGTCTGATCAAGCAATTGCGAGGTCGTTATCTTCCCGTCCTTCCATAGTTGATAGCGGCCTTTCCCCAACATTTCTTCTACTTGCGCCGGTGGCACCCGCTTTAAATACTCATCAAACGTAATTTTTGCATCAACCGGCCCTATTGAGCTTGCACGCTCAAATCCTGGGGTTGATTCCTTGGGGGTGTAGATTGACTGCGCACTCATGACGCAACGATCTTTAAAATGGATCGGCGGCAACTGAAACGGTATTTTGTGACCTATCGGCGCCCTGTCTACGCGCCATTTTTTACCGCTCCGGCCAATGCACAAATTACAAGTGTGGGAATCTAAAGTTGCTACCCAAACCAAGCACCGGATCACATCCGCATTAGCCTCAAACACAGCCATTCGTGCATCGTTGGCAACGGTTTGAATGGATGTATGCACCAGGCCGAAAGCATCCCGCGTAGCCTTTAAATCGAGCAATTCCTTAACCGTGTTTATCAGTTTGCCGTAGTCGCTGCCCTGGAGTATCCGCG